ATGTTTTGCGAAGAAAAAGTAGCTCAAATGGCTGCATACCTACTTCTTAAGCGAGGTGGGCGCATGGCATATCTGAAATTGATGAAGCTGCTCTATCTGTCTAACCGCAAGTCGATTTTGAAGCATGGCAGGATGATCGGCGAAGATAGCCTTTACTCTATGAAATTTGGTCCAGTCATGTCGAATACGCTGAACTTGATTCGTGGTAAGGCTGAAGGTATTGGTGACTACTGGTACAACCTGATAGAGACGAACGGGCATGATGTGTTGTTGCGTTCAGATCCGAGGGAAATGGATGCAGACGAGGTCTTTGATGAGTTGAGCCGTGCAGATATCCGGATTTTAGATGAAATCTATTCTCTGTATGGGCATATGAACCGATTTGATCTCGCAAACATGACGCATTTAGAAAGCGTTTGTCCAGAGTGGCACAATCCTGGCAATTCTCGTAAGCCTATAGACCTGAAAGAAATGCTGATCAGTGAGGGTAAAAGCGAGGATGAGGCTAATCGTATAATTGGCAAAATGGAAGAATCTCAGAAACTTAAGGAATTTTCTTTGCAATTATCATGACGGATTATCAGCCATACAGGAAAGGAACTGTGCTTGCCCCAACTGGGCCATGCAATCATCTTCATGTGATTTGTAATGATCCTGTTTATTACCCCGTTAACGATTGTTATTGTGTTTTAGTTGTTAATATTTCTAGTATCAAGGATGGTGTCCCCCACGATCCGTCTTGCGTCTTGAATTCTGGTGATCATCGCTTTATCAAGCATCCAAGTTATGTTGTTTACGCTGAAGCTATAATTTGGCGAGTGGATAACATGGTTAGAAAGCAGCGATCGGGTGAGATTTCCGTTCATGATGATATGCCAGAAGCTACATTCAATAGAATTCTGGACGGTTTTGATATATCTGATGAAGTTACGCCAAAGAACCTTAAATTTAAAAATAAATATTGCGTATCATCTATTGATGATGAGTAAACAACAGGAATTGTTTCGGTATAGCTTCTGGAGTTTTCTATGGAAGATCAAAAAGCAACCAAGCCACAGGTTAAGTTCGACACAATGAAAGCATTCGCAGGTATGGGTGCTGCTGTTGAAGTTCTGATGAAGGCTGCTCCTAATGCGTTCACTCACGCTACTGTCTCTGGTAAAGAGCAGCAGGGTAAGCTTCGTCGTCGCAAAGCAGCATGATCATAGCTGGTGCTTTTTGAAAACCCGCCTTTAGGCGGGTTTTTTCTTTAGTGATGTTCTTTGCCCTTCTGTTTGCCTGTTCTGACCTGTTCCCACTCGATACGTCCTTCTTCTCGTCTTTTGTCTATGTATTCCGCAAGATCCTGAATATTGATGCAACGTTTTGCTTTTTGTGATGCACCGATGCGATATGTAGGTACAGGCAACTTACAAGCGTTTGCTTTTGCTTCTGCTGTGGCTGGACTCATACCAAAGTATTTTTGACTAACTGCTGAGAGTTCAATGTTTGGGGTATTGAATTCAGCCATCAGTAAAAACAAGGTATTCATATCATTTCTCCATCATAACCGGCTGCACCCGGTGAGTTACTTATTCATTTCAATAATATTATTTTCTATCATTGATTTATTTAAAACCAAAGAAGGAGCAAGATGGTTGTCTATTTTAAACAATGCATAACTTTTAAACTGTTGGTGATATCCGTAACTAATAAGGATGCTAGAAAAATCTCTTAATTCATCTTCTTTTAAAAAATTAAAATGAAATGGGTTGTCACCATTTATGAACAATGAAACATCTATTATGCAGTATTTCTCTCCGTTGTCATTTGCATAGAAAAAAATATAAGACATTCTGTTTGTTAAGACAATGCCATTAAATTTTCTTATGTCTGTAGCTATTTTGTTTTCCATGTTTGGTGCTACATATTTATTTTCAGAAATACATTTAATTTCATCTCCAGATGTCGTGATTATATAAAAATGAAACTTATCAGAAATATCTAACTTAACTACGCCATCATTATTGTAAAGGCTGCTAAATTTTGGTGGTTCAACTTTTAAAGAATCATAGTTCTTTAAAAGAAGAGGGGAGTCAAATTTAATAACTTGTAGTATCCCTTTACCTTCAACCTCCATATTGATTGAAGATATAGCAATTGCATTATCTCTTTTATTATTCAGGATTATGGTTGATATATGCATGTCATATATTCTACTTGCATTTGCTGAATACGACACTGTCACCTTTTTTGATATTTTTTGCACGCCAAAATATATAGTGAAGGCAGCGGCAAGAATAGATAAGAATTTAATGTCAAATAAGGACCATAGCCACATTAGTTGCTCAATTGCTTCAGAGTTAATCATTTGCTTTACCATTATCGCTGTAATACAACACATGTGTGTATATATACGCAATGCAATTATTTTGCAAGTGCTTCATTTACTATCAATAGCTACGTCACGTTATTGTTTAATGGTTCTTTATAGGGGCGGCAATAGTTAAAATTATCGCTTCCGTAAATGCCCCCGCAGGGGCATTTGCAGTAATGAAATCAGGCGGTGAAAGTACCAATAAAGGTTTCTACTTTGCTGTCTTTGAATTTCTCAACAAGCAGATCACGAAATTCGTTAGCCATTTCTTCCTGTACCGCTTCCAGCTGAATAATGCGCAGAACCAGTACAGGACGATCGCCAGTGATAATGCTGAGGCGTAATTTAAACGGACGTTCTTTCAGACCTTCAAACGGAACGCATTTAAATTCAAATGCCACTGGCATAATGTCTTTGGTCTTCGCTTCGACAGACTCCATCAGGGAGCGTTTGCCGCTGAAGTCATTATCTTCAAAATCAGCGGTCTGGTTCGCTTCAATTGTGATTTTACGGATCGCCGCAGCCGCTTTGGTTGCCTGAATGGCGTCACCATTAGCATCAAAGCCCACAAGGTAGTCGGCCCAGTCTTCAATCCATTCTGCCAGTGACTTCTGGGAGTTACGCTCGCCATTAACAGACAACAGAGCAGAGAACGGAGCTGTCTTTTTCAGTTTGAGAGTGGCGGTGTTATCTGCGTGACCTGGTTCATCAATAGTACCCAGGTTAAGAACACTGACGGCACGCATATTATCAGCATCGATAAAGCAGCGGGTGCCTTCATCTGCAAGATCTTTAGAATAACGAGTAAAGTCATCGATGCTGGCAGTGGAAAGCGCACCACGGAAACGGAAACGATTTAAATTTAATTTTTCCAGATCATGAATGCGGAAATTCTCAGGCAATGCCACAGCATCGGCACCAATCTTACTGATAATTTCATTAACACCCTGAGCAGAAATAAGGGCATGGATTTGATTAATTGCGGTTGCGTCTAAGTTCTGAGACATAATAAGTCCTCACTATATAAAGATATTCAGTGATGAGATAAATAATCGGTTAATTAAGAACGATATTAATGACCTGCTGCGCGGAGTTTTCCGTCAGGTTCACCGGCAAGAGTCAGTAATTGTCCCTGGTCTTCCTGCAGAATAGTCAGGCGACCACCGCGATTGACATACATCGGCGTTTCGGTGGTGTCTTCTTCGGAAATTTTCCCGCGGTTAGTCGGGCGAACATATGAGAGTTTGTGTTTGATTTTCACACGGTTCTCATCAAATGGTTCGATTTCCAGGTTGAGTGAGACCTTACCTTTGGTTTTCGTATTCATCACACCGGAAGCGACTTCACTGAGAACTGCGCCGATTTTGGTTTCAAATACGCCGCCGTCCAGCTCCCCAATAAATGCCTGCACATCAGTACTGCGTTCGCTAGCCATTTTGCTGCTCCTAATCATATCGACCCTGCAAGGTCGGTTGGTTTCTCCACAAAACAGAGAAGAACACCTGCGGTGGCAGCCGCCCGGATGGATTTGGTTATGAGCCCGTCGTCCGGTGATGCTCTTCTCTGTTTTGTAAAAAGAGCGGTACCAGCCGGAAGCAAGTGTACAAACTGGTACCGCCAAAGCAGTGGCTGTTGTGGTGACCGGTGCTGATCTCCGGCTTGCGGTTATTTCAGACTCTCACGGGCGTTTAATTGCCCCGCCGAACAGCTCTTTTCCGCATTAGCTGCAATGTCTTTCGCGCATCAGCCTGCGCATTCACCACAACGCTGAGAGCACTTAGCCAGTTACGGCACCACACTTTGTCGCGGTTCCATAAATGTCCTCATCGTTGCACCCTGGTCTCTTCCCAGGCGTCAAACCGAATCGCCACGCTGGTTAGGCGTCTTATCAGCATCATCATTGACTTGCACATTCCGGCTACCTGGTTTGTTTGCCCGAGCAAGGAGTGGATTGTCCCCTTTAACGTCCCCAGACCGCTAACGACGCATGTGCCATACGCCGTGTTACAACCAAATTTTGTTTAATCTTGCCTGTGCTGTGTTTCTTTTAGATACATTATGTATCCCAAAGGTACATTGTCAAGTATAAAAAAACCTGCCGAAGCAGGTTATAAATATTGATTAGGCCTTTATTATGTATCTTCTTGGTTTTCCTGAGAAAATCACTGTACCAATTATAGAGCAATTACCGTTAATCTTAATGTAAGGCTCAGGCCAGTTTGGGTTTAATGCTTTGAGATAACGCTGTGTTCCATCTTCTATCAACCGCTTGAAGGTGGTTTCGCCTGTATCGTGCATCAATGCAATAACGTCGTCACCGTGGCAGGCAGGGACTTCAGGATCAACAAAAATCATGTCTCCCGGGCGGTACTCATCAATCATTGAATCACCAATCACCCGCAAGATATAAGTCATTTCGCCACAGGGTACAGGGCAGGGATAAGTTTCTGCTGTGCTCAAATCAACCTCAGAATAGCCAACTTCTTTCCATGCTCCGGCCTGTACCCATGATATGACAGGGACTAACGTTATTTGTTTGTTAGTGATTGAAACGTCAGGTTTTTTTGTGATGTTCGTTGTCTGGTGTTCTTGATCAAGCCATCCGACAGGCAGGTCGAAACATTTTTCGATGTGCCGTGCCATGCTGTCACCGATATTTTTAGTTGCACCATCTCCCATAAACCTGCTGGTCTGGGTTGGCTCGCGATCAATCATGGTGGCAAAGGAAGAATTCCCGCCAACACCATCTCTCAGTTTTCTGGCGTTAGACCGCCGGATGTCATGGACTGTTTTCATAAAGAAATTAAAACCTTTGTACCGATAAGGTACAAGTATCTTGAAGGTTCATCTCAATCATGTAATATGTATACCGGAGGTACATATTGTATGAAAGCGTATTGGGACTCTTTAACCAAAGAACAGCAGGGTGAGTTGGCCGGAAAAGTTGGCTCAACACCAGGCTACTTACGGCTGGTTTTCAATGGTTATAAAAAAGCCAGTTTTGTGCTGGCTAAAAAACTTGAGCAATGCACGTCAGGTGCAATTACGAAATCTGACTTAAGACCGGATATCTATCCGAAAGATTAACAGAACACCTTCAATTTTTAACCACAGAACGATGAGGCTAACCGTGGGTAAGCATCACTGGAAAGTAGAAAAACAGCCTGAGTGGTACGTGAAAGCTGTCAGAAAAACTATCGCGGCGTTGCCGGGGGGTTACGCTGAAGCTGCTGAGTGGCTGGATGTAACAGAGAACGCTTTATTCAACCGCCTTCGTGCAGATGGCGATCAGATTTTCCCGCTGGGATGGGCAATGATTTTACAGCGCGCGGCTGGCACTCACTACATTGCGGATGCTGTCGCACAGTCTGCTGGTGGGGTGTTTGTATCGCTTCCTGAAATTGAGGAAGTAGAGAACGCCGATATAAACCAGCGCCTGCTGGAAGTCATCGAACAGATCGGGAGTTACTCAAAGCAGATTCGTTCGGCAATCGAAGATGGGGTAGTGGAGCCACACGAGCAGACAGCAATTAATGATGAGTTGTATCTGTCAATTTCGAAGCTCCAGGAGCATGCAGCACTGGTCTACAAAATCTTTTGCGCTCCAGAAAAGAGTGACGCCCGCGAGTGTGCAGCTCCGGGCGTCGTGGCGTTTTGTGTCTGTGGAGAAACTAACGCATGAACAGTTTAACGGCAAATAACCGTTTGTCGCAACAGCTGGTGGTCAGCGTCGCTGAACACCTGTTGTTACGGCATGAATGCAGATTACCAAATCACCTGGCTGTAAGTAACCACAGAGAACTTTACCTGACTGTGGGGGGCGAGTTGTGCAGGAACTTAACCGCTGGTTTCGTGACGGAAGAGGACTTTATGTTCATGTTATTCGTTAGGAGCCAGAAACACAGCGCGTTATCTATCTTCGCAAAGACTACCCGCATGAGTGCTTTAGTCCTTTGTGGAAATTCAGGCGTGATTTTGTTGAGTGTGAAGGACCACCAGCACATTGATTCTGCCATTCCGGGACGTTACACTGTTCAGGCACCTTATAAAGCGGGTGCCGGGATTGGCGTCCTGGAATTGATCAAGGCGATATATGACGCGCCAGCGTCTTTTTTATCGTCCGCATTTGCTCACATCAAAGTTATGGTGGGCTGGGCGGGGGCATCGAAAGATGCGCCGGTTTCCTTGATCACCGGTTACGCCAACCCCGTTCAGTTCACCACCAGCGAAATTGGCGTTTCCGGTGGTGGAAGTATTTCACCGATCAAGGAGGCTGCCATCATGGCTACTGTCCCAGCCCTCACTCGTCTGAATGATGAAGACTTACATAAACTCAGTTATGTAACAACTGCACTACGTGCTCTGCGCAAGGTAACTCTTTCGGATCCGCAGGCACATCAGGTTCTGGTAGAAACCCTTCTTAACTTGCAAGCTGAACGTATTCGTCTGGCGGATAAGGCTAATTTTCATATTCACCGTCTCCTGAATATCAGCGGAGGGCATCGTCATGCTTAATCCGTTGATCCTCAATATTTGCCGTTTGCTTCAGCGTAAAAAAATATCAATTCCTACAGTTGGGCAGTGGTACACCACGCCTGCAGGGCATGTTCTACGTGTTAGCCTGGTTGACCGTGAATGCCAGAAGGTGATTTGTGAACCGCTGGGCCGTAATTACCGCGTCAGTATGCCGCTTATAGCCTTTCGCTCCGGAAAAAACATGAAGCATCTCGGAGGTGCAGCATGAGTATGGAGCTGATGGTTAAAGCGATGAAAATTCGAGTGGGTATTGGTGGTTCAGGTATGGCGATGTTTGCCCCGCAGTACAACATCGAGATCAATAACGATGGCACGAACGGGCAGATAGGTCCGGCTGCCCTGAAGGTGGTTTATGACCTTGGGAAAAAAGCGGCAGCGGACTTTATGCAACAGCAGGCCCGTGATGGTGGTCGGTTAAGTGGAGCATATCGGTAATGGAGACGTTTCACTGGAAAGTGCGCCCGGATATGAATGTGGTATCAGAGCCGAAAGTGGTGACAGTGAAGCTGGGCGATGGTTATGAACAGCGTCGTGCGGCGGGACTGAATAACCAGTTGTCGATTTACAGCGTGACGATACGTGTTCGTAAATGTGAACACCCATCTTTAAAAGCCTTTCTGGAACGGCACGGTGGCGTCCGCGCATTTCAGTGGACGCCACCTTATGACTGGAAGCCGATCAGGGTGGTTTGTCGTAAATGGTCGGCAAGCGTGGGGGCGCTGTGGGTAACCATAACGGCAGATTTTGAACAGGTCGTGGCATAGGAGGCTCTGATGCAGGATATTCCACAGGAAACACATCATGAGACGACACGCCTCACTCAGTCAGCCCAGGTGGTGCTCTGGGAAATCGATCTGACAGTGGTCGGTGGAGAACGTTATTTTTTCTGTAATGAGCAGAACGAAAAAGGTGAGCCGGTCACCTGGCAGGGGCGACAGTATCAGGCGTATCCCATTCAGGGGACGGGATTTGAACTGAACGGCAAGGGCAGTGCTGCCCGTCCGACACTGACGGTTTCTAACCTGCACGGCATGGTCACCGGGATGGCGGAAGACCTGCAGAGTCTGGTCGGAGGAACGGTGGTCCGGCGTAAGGTTTACGCCCGCTTTCTGGATGCGGTGAACTTCGTCAACGGAAACAGCGAAGCCGATCCGGAGCAGGAGGTGATCAGCCGCTGGCGCATCGAGCAGTGCAGCGAACTGAGCGCGGTGAGTGCCTCTTTTGTACTGTCCACGCCGACGGAAACGGACGGTGCCGTTTTTCCGGGACGTATCATGCTGGCCAACACCTGCACCTGGACCTATCGCGGTGATGAGTGCGGTTATCACGGTCCGGCGGTCGCGGATGAATATGATCAGCCGACGTCCGATATCACGAAGGATAAATGCAGCAAATGCCTGAGTGGCTGTAAGTTTCGCAATAATGTCGGCAACTTTGGCAGCTTCCTTTCCATTAACAAACTTTCGCAGTAAATCCCATGACACAGACAGAATCAGCGATTCTGGCGCACGCCCGGCGATGTGCGCCAGCGGAGTCGTGCGGCTTCGTGGTGAGAACGCCGGAGGGGGAAAGATATTTTCCCTGCGTGAATATCTCCGGTGAGCCGGAGGATTATTTCCGGATGGCTCCGGAGGACTGGCTGCAGACAGAAATGCAGGGTGAGATTGTGGCGCTGGTCCACAGCCACCCCGGTGGTCTGCCCTGGCTGAGTGAGGCCGACCGGCGGCTGCAGGTGCAGAGTGATTTGCCGTGGTGGCTGGTTTGCCGGGGGGCGATTCACAAGTTCCGCTGTGTGCCACATCTTTCCGGGCGGCGCTTTGAGCACGGGGTGACGGACTGTTACACGCTGTTCCGGGATGCTTACCATCTGGCGGGGATTGAGATGCCGGATTTTCATCGCGAGGATGACTGGTGGCGTAACGGTCAGAATCTCTATCTGGATAATCTGGAGGCCACAGGGCTGTATCAGGTGCCGTTGTCAGCGGCGCAGCCGGGCGATGTGCTGCTGTGCTGTTTTGGTTCATCGGTGCCGAATCATGCCGCCATTTACTGTGGTGACAGCGAGCTGCTGCACCATATTCCTGAACAACTGAGCAAACGAGAGAGGTACACCGACAAATGGCAGCGACGCACACACTCCCTCTGGCGTCACCGGGCATGGCACGCATCTGCCTTTACGGGGATTTACAACGATTTGGCCGCCGCATCGACCTTCGAGTGAAAACGGGGTCCGAAGCCATCCGGGCGCTGGCCATGCAGAACCCGGCGTTTCGTCAGAAACTGAGCGACGGCTGGTACCAGGTACGCATTGCCGGGCGTGATGCAGGTGAAACCGAATTGTCTGCCCGTCTTAATGAGCCGCTGGCAAATGGTGCCGTGATCCACATCGTGCCGCGTCTGGCGGGAGCTAAAAGTGGAGGTGTGTTTCAGGTGGTGCTGGGGGCGGCGCTGATTGCGGTGGCATGGTGGAACCCTGTGGGCTGGCTGGGTGCCGCGGCTGTATCGGGCATGTATGCGGCAGGGGCCAGTATGATCCTGGGCGGAGTGGCGCAGATGCTGGCACCGAAAGCCAGGACGCCCACGGCAGCAAGTACAGATAACGGCAAACAGAACACCTATTTCTCCTCACTGGATAACATGGTTGCCCAGGGCAATGTTCTGCCGGTTCTGTACGGTGAAATGCGCGTGGGGTCTCGCGTGGTTTCTCAGGAGATCAGCACGGCAGACGAAGGGGACGGTGGTCAGGTTGTGGTGATTGGTCGCTGATGCAAAATGTTTTATGTGAAACCGCCTGCGGGCGGTTTTGTCATTTATGGAGCGTGAGGAATGGGTAAAGGCAGCAGTAAGGGGCATACCCCGCGCGAAGCGAAGGACAACCTGAAGTCCACGCAGCTGCTGAGTGTGATCGATGCCATCAGCGAAGGGCCGGTTGAAGGTCCGGTGGATGGATTAAAAAGCGTGCTGCTGAACAGTACGCCGGTGCTGGACAGTGATGGGAATACCAACATCGCCGGTGTCACGGTGGTGTTCCGGGCCGGTGAGCAGGAGCAGACTCCGCCGGAGGGATTTGAATCCTCCGGCTCCGAGACGGTGTTGGGTACGGAAGTGAAATACGACACGCCGATCACCCGCGCCATCACGTCGGCAAACATCGACCGACTGCGCTTTACCTTCGGCGTGCAGGCACTGGTGGAAACCACCTCAAAGGGTGACAGGAATCCGTCGGAAGTCCGTCTGCTGGTTCAGATACAACGTAACGGTGGCTGGGTGACGGAAAAAGACATCACCATTAAGGGCAAAACCACCTCGCAGTATCTGGCCTCGGTGGTGGTGGGTAGCCTGCCGCCGCGCCCGTTTAATATCCGGATGCGCAGGATGACGCCGGACAGCACCACAGACCAGCTGCAGAACAAAACGCTCTGGTCGTCATACACCGAAATCATCGATGTGAAACAGTGCTACCCGAACACGGCACTGGTCGGCGTGCAGGTGGACTCGGAGCAGTTCGGCAGCCAGCAGGTGAGCCGTAATTATCATCTTCGCGGGCGCATTCTGCAGGTGCCGTCGAACTATAACCCGCAGACGCGGCAATACAGCGGTATCTGGGACGGAACGTTTAAGCCGGCATACAGCAACAACCCGGCCTGGTGTCTGTGGGATATGCTGACCCACAGCAACACGTCTCTGGCGTGGGGAGCTGGCGTGCAGTTTAACCCGACCGAATCCGTGGCCATTGATATTGCTTATGAAGGCTCCGGCAGTGGCGACTGGCGCACTGACGGTTTCATCGTGGGTGTCGGTTATAAGTTCTGATTAGCCAGGTAACACAGTGTTATGACAGCCCGCCTGTTCAGGCGGGCTTTTTTGTGGGGTGAATATGGCAGTAAAGATTTCAGGTGTACTGAAAGACGGCACAGGAAAACCGGTACAGAACTGCACAATCCAGCTGAAAGCAAAACGTAACAGCACCGCGGTGGTGGTGAACACGCTGGCCTCAGAAAATCCGGATGAAGCCGGGCGTTACAGCATGGACGTTGAGTACGGTCAGTACAGCGTTATTCTGTTGGTGGAAGGCTTCCCGCCATCGCATGCCGGGACCATCACCGTGTATGAAGACTCACAACCGGGTACGCTGAATGATTTTCTCGGTGCCATGACGGAGGATGATGCCCGTCCGGAGGCACTGCGCCGTTTTGAGCTGATGGTGGAAGAAGTGGCGCGTAACGCGTCCGCGGTGGCACAGAACACGGCAGAGGCTGCTATTTCTGCCTCTCAGGCCGAAGAGTTCGCGAGCAATGCTTCTGAATATGCGCTGAATAAGTTCACGTTCTATAAAACGCCGAGCGATCCGGACGGTACAATTGCAGGCCTTGCTGCTACTACCAGCGGGCAGTCTTTCCGTGTAGCGGAAGGCCCGGGAGCAACAGCGGCATTCAAAACCTACGAGAACCAGGATGGCGTGGCTATACTACAGGCTTCTCAGCCAGGCACAGCTGCTATAACAGGGACAATCCGCGAATTTCCCACGCTGGAGGCGGCACAGGCTGATGCAGACGCTGGCAATATTCTTTCTGGTTCAAAATGCTGGGTAACCAGTGCTATAAATACCTCGCTGGCTGACGAGTATGTAAATACATCCGGGGTTATGACTGCAACCGGGAGAACAATTATTTCCCAGTACAGCCTATCTTCGTCTATATCAAGAGAAGCAACCAGAAGAAAAAATGGTGATTATCAGGATTTGATTGAATTCAAATCTCTTGATGATACAGCACTACCATTACCGGAAAATTCAGTATTAGAATTTTTGTCTCTGGCAACCACTACGGATGTAAACACAAACTTCTATCGCCTTGTTTTTTCTTCGCTGGGTTCTGAGGTTGCGTCACTGGTTTTTCCTGGGACGAACACCCAGTATTCTGATGGTAAATTCTGGTCAGCGTATCGCCTGTTCCGATTTCAGGATTTGAAGTATGTTTCCATTCTGGAAACGACCAGTAGTGTAGTTCGGGTTCGCTATGACCTGCCGGCTGGGTTTGGTGTTCCGGTAGCAGGCTCAAACTATATTGCACTTGATATTACAGGCAAGTTTTATCCGGCGCAGGCAGGCTCAGTTAACTCCGTCACAAGGAAGTCAATATCCGGGACAGCAATTGCCAACGCCATTCAGTTCGTGGTTACCATCGCTGAACTTACGGCTGCTGGTTATACGGCGTCGACCGTTGTTGATTACATCAACTCAATAGCGCCAGATTGCCTCTTTGCGGCATATGCGGCATATGATACGACGATTGCCCAGACAGGGTTTGAAGATTTTTTCAGGATTCAGTTACCTGCTGGTGATTATACCGTTAGCCGTGATGGCTTTGCGCCTTCAGGACTGGCAGTGTTACCTGCCGGTGCGTATTCGGTATGGCGTAAAAAGCCTGTAAGGCAGGTATTTGTTGGAAACTTCCTGAGAAATGTTGCTGATGTTAAAAATCTGCTGTCGGCAGAATATAAAAACTATCCCGTTGAGCTTAAGGTGTCGTTTGGTCCCGGCGAAGTGCCAGACTCCGATGCGCTGAAGGTGATGGACGCTGACGGCAACGTGTTTGACTGCCAGTTTGCGGATAACGTTTATCCCAATCCACGCCTGAAATCGAACACCGGATACCATGCCGACGGCTCCCTGGCATCAGGGTCTGTGTTCATCACCGATACCCTGGCATCAGGACAGCAGAAATATTACGAACTCAGGGCATACAATCGTCGCCGCCAGGACCTGGCCTCAGAGTCCTTCCCGCAGCTCGTGAGGGTGGCTGACGGGTTCACCGTTACCGTGGGCGGGTATGTGTATTTTTTCCAGCGCCAGAACAGCCTGGGGCTGACCAGTATCACCGACCCGGCAGGACAGACGCACAGTTTTGCGCATTCCTGTTACTGTACCGGGATTGTCTCCGGCGGATCCTCAAGTAACCAGATGGTGCTCGGTGCATCACTGCGCATGGTTAATACCGGGCCGGTCTTTACTGAGCTGGAGCTGACCGTCAGAAACCGGACCATCGGAACACTGGCTGAAGGGGCGTTACAGTCCACAGTACGCTACCGGATTTTCAAAAATGGCAAGGTGCTTATCCGGGTCATGACCACGGCTACGCAAGATATTCCGGCTGGAGTATTATTTGGTGCATATTCCCGTCTGAACCTGAATGATGGTGCATATACCTTTGATGCCGCTAGAGCACTGACGTACTGGACGGATTCAGTCACCGGCAAGCGATTTACGGCCACGACGGTCTTTGCTAATGGGGATATCCACCGAGATGGCCCTGCTTATGGGCCAACGCGCCCGATACGGGCAACGGCGCTGCAACCCACAGGCACAACAACTCGGCTGGACGCGGGATGGCTTTTCGTTGACCTGAATGACGATTCATTCCTGAACTGGCCTGTGCCAAAAAACTGGACGTGGACACATGAGACATGGATTGACTGCGACAACACCATCACCAGTTCCACCTCAGAGGTTAATGCACTGCTGGTAAGTCAGGCTAACAACCGCCCGGTAGGGTTCATGGGTGATTGCAGTTATGCAGGTGTTCTGCGGCTGGACATGCTGGAGAAAATCGCCTGTCACGTCAGGGGATCCGTTGAGTGGTGGAAAAGCACTGACGCTACTGTTTATGGTGGCGGACCCGATGTGAAAACGCAGTTCTATTGCCACATGGCAGAGATTTTTCTGTTAGAAAAGTATGGCATCAGCACGCTGAACACAGTGTATACGAATTTTAAATCGTACATGAGGGGATTTGGCGGCATAACTAATCCAGGTATTATGTTCACTGATGGATGGTGGGGGTTGCAGTTCCAGTCGCGTCTGAGTATTCCGTGCTATGAGTGGCTCTACAAAATGGCGGTGAAGGCCGGAGATACAGCCAAACAAACCGAGCTGAAGGCGGGGATTAAATCCCTCGCGGATGCCGTCATGGTGTCATATAACACCTATGGTGGCGTGGCTCTGGTGGGGACAGCCACAAACTCAGGAAACAGCAACTCTAACGCGACAGCCATGCGCGTGCTGGCGCTGGCGATTTATATGGGGCTGGATACCGGCGGGACGTACCTTGCTGCATTCAATGCGCTGGAGACCTTCATCACGAACTCAGCGACATTCATGAAAGCGGAAAACATTATTCTCGATGGCCCGTCGGATTCCACGCTGAAGAGCATGTACCTGCCGTACATGGTTTACGCCACTAATAACTACCTGCTGGCCTGCAAGCTGCTTAACCGGACACCAAAGTTTGACCTGGTGAATTTTATCCTGACAGCGTCAAACAGCGCGGGAGGATTCAGTGAGGTGGATTACTGCATCTCTGAAAGCCGACGTGGTGGCGCGAACACCATCGCGTTTGCGTTACTGCCGCTGTTTCAGTCCGCCAGGCCGTCAGCAATGATTGCCGCAAAATCGCTGTTCGGAATTTTTGAGACGCAGTACGGGCCGAAACCGGGACTACCAAAGCGCTTCTTTGATTTTGACGGCAGCAGTGCGGCTGGCAGCACGATGTATGACCCGTGCTTTGTGGCGTCAACGCTTGCCGACCTTTGGCTGTCATATGGCTACAATTAATGGAAAATAGAAATCAGGATGCTGCAGATCTGGAAATCGCAACGGAGGAAGAAACCTCGTTGCTGGAAGCCTGGAAAAAGTATCGGGTGTTGCTGAACCGTGTTGATACATCAACTGCACCTGATATTGAGTGGCCTGCGGTCCCTGTTATGGAGTAATCGTTTTGTGATATGCCGCAGCAACTTGTCATGGCAGGATACTGCGGCTGATTTGTGAATTTAAATAGTGTGTTTATTGCTTTATATATAAAGGATTTAATGGATTACATATCTATGATATCCCTGAAATGTCCTCTTCAAGCTCTTTTACTGATTTCGCAATTTTAAATTTAAATTTTCTCTCTATTTCACTATTGCTAAGTTTTTTTTCATTCTCTTTCCCTATCCACATAGAAACAATTTCTCGTTTCTGAGATATATGTAGATTGTCAAAGTTAGGTATGTATTTAAAAGTCTCCGCTCTACCCCTGCGGAGTTCATAGAAAGTTTTAATCAAAGACTTTGGTTTTATTTCTGATGAAAGGCCGAATCGGCGGATAAGATTATTGATCGTATGATTAACAGCTCGAAGTTGAGCTGTTGACGTTATTTGTGAGAAGTACGATACCCATCCCAATCGTTTACCTTCAAACACACATCCCGTAATTCTAAGATTTAGTTTCCACTGACAATATGCAACAGCTCGTTCTTTATCGCGCTTATTTTTAGCTTGTAGTAGAGCGTGTCTATATGCAGTAAAAATTTTTGCTAAGGATGACTCAAATCTAAGAATGCTCTCATGTTTTATCAATAATTCTCGATTTTTTATGTGGTAGCCCAAAAAGTTGAAACTTTCATCCAAGCTGCCTACTTTGGATTTTGAGTTCTCTTCATTTAATGGATGTGGGTTTAAATTTAATGATTGAAGCTTATCAATGATATGAGAAGCTATTTTTGTTGCTTGATATTTTGGTGTTAAAATAAGAATGTCATCAACGTATCGCATGTACCATATGTCATGCATTTTATTGATTTCATCATCGAAATTAGATAGTGATATTTCAGCTAAAATGTTTGATATCGCTAATCCCTGAGGTACTCCTCTGGTATTATTAGGGATACCTTTGCTTCCTGTGGTTCCACTTACAGTAGGCACGATTAATGATGATGTTATTAACTGTCTAATTTCTTTTTTTCTAATTTTATTTTTTATTGCATTAATTATCAATTTATGTTCAATTGAAGGATAGAAACTTTTAAGATCTATTTTTGCATATTCAGCATATAGACTGTTGTTTAATGCTTCTTTCAATGAGTCAATTACTGTATGTGGTAGTTTTAATCTGGACTTAGGATATATTTCCGTAAGGCATTCACAGAGAGCTCTAAGAGTAATTCTGTCCCTAGCAGTTGGTATGGAAATCTGTCTGGGTGTAGAGTTAGCGCCTTTAGATATTAATTTTTCTTTATATGCTGTAAATTTGTAATTGCCAGAATTAACCTTTTCAAAAATGAAAGTGATCTCATTTTTTATTGTCAAATCAAGTTTTGATGGGCGAATCCGATCTATGCCAATCGCTCCTGATTCTTTGATTTTTTCAGAGTATACTTTTAGAAGATTTTTTTTCGAGAATGACTTTTTAAAAATTCTGCTTGCAGTCATAGTCAATCCAAAGATATATTAATGGGAGTATATAAAGTGCGGCAGTAATAAATATTCGAAGTAATATCCATAAAATAACAATTATTTTTTCTTTTTGTGTGGGGATCCTCGTCTTAAGTCCAACTTGAGTTACCCTTGAAATTTTATCATCTATGTCACGGTGATTCTCAACCTCATTGAGCAAATTAAAATATTTTTCTTTCTGTTCAAGAGATAACTGTTGACTGGTGGTAATGTCAAAATAGAGTCGCTGTAGTGCAATATAATTCCTTCTCATGGCTATTGCTCGACCACGAAAATCTAGGTTAGATACGATCAGAGAAATACCCAGTAGAGCCACTGAAAGTATCGCCGCAACGACATCTGTATTATCTCCTAGAACCTTTGGAAATCGCAACGTTACAATTGAAAGTACCGCACTCAATATAGCATACCAAACGAGGATAAATTGAGAGTGTTTTTCAAGCCATTCTAGTCGATGGTGCGCTTGGATACGTGCTTTATATGTAAACCAAATATTGTCATGCATAAAAGATCCTTTTTAAAAGCGGAAGGGGCAGGATATATTGGAACCGTTGAACATCCTGCCCGGCAGGATCAGTGAGCATAAGCTCAACAGTAAAATATTACTGTTCATTATCAGAGCCGCCCTTGCATGCGCAAGAGGAAAAACCTGCCCCATCCCTTTGAATTATTACAATTTAATGATCTTAAAGTCAATACAAGTGAATGGTGTCCAGAGATGATGAACTTAATGAACAAACCACTCGTCAGCAGACTCCCAGGTATCTTTCAGAGTCTCCTGAACAAAAGTTTTAGCTGAATCTTTATCAGCGGTGCGCGTAACAGAAAGGCCATCGTTGCTGGTGGCTTTTACGATCACTTCTACATCGTCATAACGTTTACTGATGCGTCGGGTTAATTCTTCCTTTAACGCATCCACAGCACCGGTTGGCATTTTAGTCATTTTTTCTTTGGCTATGCAGATTTCAATACGCAT